GAATGTGCAGCCTTTCCTTACGGGGATCATGATGACCTAGTGGATTCCACCACACAAGCAATCATGAGATTTAGACAAGGTGGATTAATCGAACATCCAGAAGATTATGTGGATGAAGTTGTAGAGAAGAAGAAAAAGGTTTATTACTGATGGCCGAAGGAATTTTAACATTAAACCCAATCACACCTGAAAGAGATCCAGAGGAATTAGGAAGACCTAGTTACATTGAAGCACCACTTGGAGCAGGAATAGGTTTAGCTTTAGCTAACATGTTTAAGAAAAGAGGAATAGGAGACAACAATCCCCCTAGTTCAATTGAAGAAGAAAAACCACCACAAAAAGAACCCCCTGAAGGACCTAATCTAGGAACTGAAATAGCAGACACTTTAGCTACAGAAGCGGTTAAAAAATTAGCAGATAGAAGAAAAGAAAAATCTTTAACAACTCAAAATTTTTTAGATGATGATCTAATGAACGACCTACTTAAAATTAGGGGAGGCATAAAAGGTTTTGAAGAAAATATGGCTGGTGAGTTTCCCAAAATGCCTGCATCTACGAAAAATTTTATGGAACGAGAATTACAGCAAAAATTATTTGATAAATATAAAATTAATGAGTACCCAGAAGGTGAATCACCTGAAACAGTTAATGAATTTAGAAAAAAATATCTTGAGGATACTTATTTTAAAAACCTAGGTGCAATAGAATACATAACCTCAGTTGCTTATGATGTTATAGATGAAAAACCCAAAGACTCTATGCTTGTTGTAGATGAAGGTGGATTACCTATCGCTGCAGCTAAGATAAGCATACCTGGAAAAAAAGATGTGATAAATGTTAGTGACATATATCATAAAGATTCTCTAGTAATTGTAGAGGCGGGAAGTATTTTTAAAGATGCAGGAGATCAATTATTTAATGATATAATAAAAAGAGCAAAAGAAGAAGGTAGAAGATTTGTGGTGGCTGAAGATTTAACTTCCCCTGAAGCACTAGAGGCTATGAAGAAAAGAGGTTTTAGAACAACTACTACAAAAGATACAAAAAAATTTAAAGGCCAGAAAATTAGAAGACCAAATGGTAAATCGGCTGTTCAGAAAAACCTAGTGCTAGATTTGGGTGCTCCTGAAAAAAAAGCTTATGGTGGTTTTATAGATAAACCCTTAACTGGTGGAATGAGAGATATATAATGGACTACGGCAAAAAATACATGGCCAATGCTGACAAAGCAACCCAACAAAAATTTAATGATATTGTAAGAGATTTAAGAACAGACATGTCTTTAGAATCTGCCATCAGTGAAGCTCTTAGACAAGTAAGAGAAGGTAAGAAGAAGGGTGGAATGATTGACAAACCACTAGGTTCAGGAGGAGTTAGATCTGGACCACCACCAAAATCAGGACCTAACCCACAGGGGTTGAAAGTTCCTTTAAAATAAGTTAGAAGCTAACATTGGAGAATTATTAAATGGCAGACATAGACAAATCCCTTCCGAACGAAGTTCGAACAGAAGTAGAAATACCTGGTGAAGAAGAAGTTACGGAACAAGAAGAGATTGTAGAACAAGGTCCTGTAGAAATTATTGACGAAGAAGATGGTGGAGCAACAATTGATTTTGCACCAGGAGCCGTTAACGTTGCAGGAACAGAATCACACTTTGATAACTTAGCCGACATTTTACCAGAAGATATTTTAGAGCCAATTGGAAACGAGATGGTTGACAATTACATGGATTATAAAACATCCAGAAAAGATTGGGAACAATCTTATATTCAAGGACTAGACCTTTTAGGTTTTAAATATGAAAACAGAACTGAACCTTTCCAAGGAGCATCAGGTGCAACTCACCCCGTATTAGCAGAAGCGGTAACTCAGTTTCAAGCACAAGCATACAAAGAATTATTACCTGCAGAAGGACCTGTAAGAACAGATGTGATTGGAGTGGACAGTCCACAAATATCAGAACAATCGCAACGTGTTAAAGATTACATGAATTATTTATTAATGGATCAAATGCAAGAATACGAACCTGAGTTTGATCAAATGTTATTTCATTTACCATTAGCGGGTTCAACTTTTAAAAAAGTATACTATGACCAATTGTTAGGGAGAGCAGTGAGTAAATTTATTCCTGCTGAGGATTTGATTGTTCCGTACACGGCTACCTCATTGGACGAAGCGGAATCAATCATCCACTCTTTAAAAATTTCTGAAAACGATTTAAGAAAACAACAAGTGAATGGTTTCTATTCTGATGTAGAATTAGGACCCCCAGGTGTTGATAACAATGATGAGTTAACCAAGAAGGAAAGAGAAATTTCAGGAACTAAAAAAACTGGAAAACAAGAATCTGTATACAATGTTTTAGAGTGCCATGTTAATTTAGACTTAGAAGGTTTTGAAGATATGGATCCTGAGACGGGTGAGCCGACAGGAATCAAACTACCTTACATTGTAACGGTTGAAGAAGCATCAAGACAAATTTTATCTATCAAGAGAAATTATGCTCCTGATGATGCTAAGAAAAATAAAATACAATATTTTGTACACTTTAAATTTTTACCAGGTTTAGGATTTTATGGGTTTGGTCTAATCCACATGATAGGTGGACTGTCAAGAACAGCGACCTCGGCTTTAAGACAGTTATTGGATGCGGGAACGTTGTCTAATCTGCCAGCTGGATTCAAACAACGTGGAGTAAGAGTTAGAGATGAAGCGTCACCTATTCAACCAGGTGAATTTAAAGATGTTGATGAACCAGGCGGAAGTCTACGTGATGCATTTTTTCCACTACCCTACAAGGAACCTTCTCAGACATTATTATCATTAATGGGAATCGTTGTTGGCGCTGGTCAAAGATTCGCGGCTATTGCTGATATGCAAGTGGGAGATGGAAATCAAGGCGCAGCTGTTGGAACAACTATAGCATTATTGGAACGTGGATCACGGGTCATGAGTGCTATTCATAAAAGACTATACGCTGCAATGAAAAAAGAATTTAGATTATTAGGAACCATTGTTGCTCAATACTTACCACCTGAATATCCATATGACGTGGTCGGTGGTGCTAGAACAATTAAACAATTAGATTTTGATAACAGGGTAGATATTATTCCTGTAGCTGATCCTAATATTTTTTCTCAAGCACAAAGAATTACATTAGCACAAACAGAATTACAACTTGCTCAATCAAATCCACAGATACATAATTTGTACAACGCTTATAGAAAAATGTATGAAGCAATAGGAGTTAAAGATATTAATAAAATATTACCTCCCCCTGCTCCAATTCAACCCGTTGATCCAAGTGTCGAGCATATTAATTCATTAAATGCAAAACCCTTTCAAGCTTTCCCTGGCCAAGATCACAGAGCACACATTACAGCACACTTGAATTTCATGTCAACGAACATGGTTAGAAATAATCCTGTAGTCATGGCTTCAATTCAAAAAAACATTTTAGAACACATATCAATCATGGCCCAAGAACAAGTACAAATTGAGTTTAGAGAGCAAATGATGCAGATGCAAATGTTACAACAGCAAGCACCAACGAATCCACAAGCAGCACAATTGCTACAACAGATTAATCAGACGATTGAAGCTAGAAAAGCTGTGTTGATTGCAGAGATGACAGAAGATTATATGAAGGAAGAAAACAAAATTACGTCACAATTTGATTCAGACCCACTATTGAAGCTAAAATCTAGAGAAGTTGACTTACGTGCCATGGAAAATGAACGTAAAAAACAAAATGATGAGGCTCAACAAGAACTTGCAAGAGCAAGATTGCTACAATCAAAAGATAATTTTGAAGATAAGCTAGAACAAAACGAAGATTTAGCTAAATTAAGAGCTGGAGTTAGCCTTGCTAAGTCAGGCGTGCAACAAATGTCTGTTATTGACGAAAATTAATGGTATATTAGTTTAACAAAAGGTAAATATTATGATGAACTATAAAAAAACAAAACAGATGGCAGTTCCAAGTCAGAATATAGAAGTAGATCCTAGATCTAAAACTACAGCTGACGGTACTTTCAACTATATTCCTACTGGAGACAAGGAAAAAGTTAGAGGAACTAAAAGAATGCTATCTAATAAAAAGAAAACTGCTACTTGGTACTAATCTATGTGGTTATCGGCAATTAAATTAGCCGTCTCTGCTGGAAGTAAAATTTATGCTAACAAGCAGAAGACTAAAATAGCTATGTCAGATGCACAGCTTATGCA